GGCCACTTAACCAAGGAGGTCGTCGCTCATGACTAACTCACTTCCAGGTGAACTGGAGAGAGTCGTCCTTCGGTTTCTCGAGGACGCGGCGTCTCCCCGGGCGTTGTCAGCTTTCATGCTGATACGTGCCGGTGAGTGGGATCAACTCGTTGGTTTGAGTTGTATCCCGTCACACTACGAAAGTGCTGAAGCCTATGCGCGTGATGCGCAAGTGACAGCATTGCTTCGTAAATGTGAAGATCTTCCGACGACAATTGACCGAAAGGCCGTCGCCGAGGAGAATTTCATACTCTCGGAGCAGGAGTGTGCTCGTACTAATACGAGGCTACTCCCATTTCTTCGAAACTACGGTCTCCGTAACGAAGACATGGCGATGTGGGAGTTCATCTCCCGCGTTAGGAAAGAAGTAGCCTGGATCCTAGGCGATTCCTGTCCTCATCTTGAGGAAGGGCGCTTTGGGCCTGGTGCGACCTACGCTGATAAGGGTCAGTTCTCCACTGTCCCTGATAAAATGTCCTCACGTCCCACTCTTACCTTGGATGCTTATCAATGGCTTTTGCCATGGATAGGTACGGCCTGGGCTTCTGCCTGTGCCAATTCCAATCGGAGTCCAGTAACAGTCCGTGGGAACCGTTTTACGACGGTACCAAAAGATTGTACCAAGCACCGCGGCATTGCTGTGGAGCCGTCAATCAACGTTTTTTATCAGCTTTCCTACGGGAAATTGATGAAAAAGCGGCTGTTCTCTAGGGGGTATGACCTCCTGGAGGCGCAAGATACTCACAAGCGGGTCGCCTGTGAAGCCTCTATCCGAGGCCATCTTGCTACGTTGGATCTTTCGAATGCGAGCGATACCGTTTGCAAGAATCTGGTAAAACTCTTGCTCCCAAAGGAATGGTTTGAACGCCTTTCCTCCCTGCGCTCACCGCGCACCTTGTTTCGCAACAAGTGGGTCCTGCTGGAAAAATTCAGCAGTATGGGTAACGGTTACACGTTCGAGCTGGAGACCGTCATTTTCTTGGCGATTTCCAGGGCCCTCTTCGAGGTTGTTCAGGGTTTCCCTGCCTCCCCGTCTGAGGTGCTTGTCTTTGGAGACGATATCATCGTCCCTTCAGAGATAGCCGACGTGTTAGTGACTACGCTGCGATTCTTTGGATTCCAAACAAATGTTCAAAAGACGTTTGTTTCTGGTCCTTTCAGAGAAAGTTGCGGGGGGGATTTCTTCAAGGGTGTGGACGTTCGTCCTCATTTCTTAAAGGAGATCCCGCGTGAACCCCAACACTACATCGCTTTGGCAAACGGTCTACGGCGCTTTTCTCTCACGAGTATTGGCGCTTTGGATCGCTGGCCTTATCTTCACCGCGCTTGGTTTGGCGTCTTGGACGCTATTCCTTCGCATATTCGTCGATTACGTGGGCCCGAGCAATTGGGCGACCTCGTCATCCACGATACTGAAGACCGGTGGCAACACCGGTGGCGTAGTTCCATCAGGTATTTACAGTGTTACCGGCCAGCCCGCTTTAAGCGGGTTGACTGGCGGAACTTTAAACCTGATGTCGTGCTCGCTTGCGCCGTATATGGACTCAGT